TGAGTGGAACTATAAAGGTAACTCAGGTATTGGAGCAGACCTACAGAAGATCCAGCTTCTTGAACTAGAAGAGTTACCTGATAGCCAAGATGACGAACTACCTGTAGTAGATTCAGGTTACGCTTCGGTAGACAACCTAAGTGAAGAAGTTCCTTTCACTAACTAACTAAGAACAAGGGAGCAGCATCATTGTGAATGGCTGCGGTCTGGCTTGTGTTTGCGGTGGGTACGCCAGTTTTTATAGGAGAAGACAGTGAAAGAATATACAGAAGAGTATGAACTTATTCAGCGTGATCCAATCATGGGAACTGAAACAGTTGTAAAGGGTAATGCACTAACATGGATGGAACTACAAGACTTACTACTTAGATTTGTCCATGCATCAGGATATTATTACATTACTGATATACAGTTCCTTAAAGAGGAAGAGGAAGAGCTATGAGGCATGAAGAATACATGAAGCAGGCTAACTCACAGTCTGATAATTTAGACATGGTTAATTCACCCCCTCACTACAATCATGCAGGTATAGAATGTATTGAAGCAATTGAAGCTGCACTAACCCCTGAAGAGTTTCGTGGTTACTGCAAGGGAAACAACATCAAGTATACATGGCGTGAGAACTACAAGAATAAAGATGAAGATCTTGCCAAAGCAAACTGGTACTTGACTAGATTACTAAAACAAAAGGAAATGTAATGGCTCATATTGACACACTAATAGATGACATATATAAAACACTTGAAGAAGGTATTGATAACGTATCAGTTAAGAAGCGTGATGCAATCTATAAGTGTGGTACAGAAGTTATGGCTGCCATCACAAGTGCATTCACGGAGAAGCGTGACAACGACAATCCTACATTACGTATGTCACAGATTGGTAAGCCTTCACGTCAAGTATGGTATGACATGAAGAAGACAAACCGTGAACCACTGACTGGTCAGACACGTATTAAGTTTTTGTTTGGTGATCTTCTAGAATCATTGCTTCTATGTCTTGCCGAACTTGCAGATCATGAAGTATCAGAACAACAAAAGACTGTCGAGGTTGACGGTATTAAAGGTCACACCGACTGTCGTATTGATGGAGTATTAGTAGATGTCAAGTCAGCATCGCCCTATGCTTTTAAGAAATTCAAGGATGGCACCTTGTCTTCTGATGATCCCTTTGGTTATATTGCTCAGATTTCTGGGTATGCAGAAGCCCAAGGTGACAATGAAGCAGCGTTCTTCGCAATAGATAAATCATCTGCAGAACTAGCATTACTTAAAGTACACTCTATGGAAATGATCAACGTCAGTGATCGTATTACTGAACTTAAATCAGCCGTAGGAAAAGACAGCCCACCACCACGTTGTTATACTGACGAGGCAGACGGAGCCTCTGGTAATCGTAAGCTTGCTATCGGTTGTGTGTATTGTCCATTTAAGAAATCATGTTGGGCAGATGCTAATGGTGGTGTAGGTCTTCGTGGTTTCAAATACTCTAATGGTGTTCGTTACCTTACAGTTACTGCTAAGATGCCAAACGTGGAAGAAGTTGCTGTATGAAAAAGACTGCCAAGAGACAGAGAAAAAACTCATACTCACATAAGTACAGAAGTAATTCAGAACTTTCCTGCAGCGAACAGCTAATCAAGAATAAGATTGACTTCAAGTATGAACCATACCCCATTGCATATGAATGGTTTGAGAACAAGAAATACATACCAGATTTCCTGTTACCAAATGGTATTATACTTGAAGTCAAAGGCAGGTTCATGTTAGAGGACAGGAAGAAACATCTGTTCCTTAGATCACAACATCCTGATATTGATATACGTTTTATCTTTGATAACCCTTATCGTAAACTTTACAAGGGTGGTAAGATGACGTATGCAGATTGGTGTGATAAGTATAAGTTCAAGTTCTGTAAGTTAAATGAAGAGATACCACAGGACTGGCTTACCTAATGATAGATACTGAAATCAATCTAGTGCTATCTAGTGATGCCCAAGTAAGTATATCTTCTCCAGAAAAAACATTATATCTGGCGGTTATCCTTCAAGCTTTACTGGACGCAACCAAACCTTCATACAACGGAGAACCAGAACATGCAGTCTTAGAAAGAGACAGGGCTATAGCATGGTTCTTTGCATCTGTTGGTGTAACTGCAGAAGACTTTACTGAAGTGTGTGATAGTGCAGGTGTAAACCCTGAATACATGAGACAATTTGCTTTTCGTGTACTAAAATCTGGTGAGGTAGACTTTGTTCGTAAGAGAATAAATGCTATTCTTGGTCACTAGTTCTATTGTAATTCGTATTCGTTTGTGATACTATTATTTTTCGTCACACTATAATCCCGGAGAGATATACATGAATAATATTTTACCTACAGACTACCAAAATTTTATTGCGTTGTCACGATATGCACGTTGGAAAGAAGATGAACAACGCCGTGAGACATGGACTGAAACAGTAAGCCGATACTTTGATTATATGCAAGAACATCTAAAGAAAAATTATTCATATGATATAACAAAAGATCTACGCAGCAAGCTAGAAGAAGCAGTATTAAACCAAAACATTATGCCAAGTATGAGAGCATTAATGACTGCAGGTCCTGCCTTAGATCGTTGCCATGTAGGTGGCTACAATTGTTCTTACGTACCAGTTGATAGCCCTCGTGCCTTTGACGAAACAATGTACATTCTAATGTGTGGTACAGGTGTAGGCTTCTCTGTTGAAAGACATATCGTTGACAAACTACCAACAGTTAATGAAGATTTTCATGACACAGATACAGTAATTAAGGTAGGTGATTCACGTCCAGGCTGGGCTAAGTCATTGAAAGAACTTATCTTTATGTTGTACTCTGGTCAGGTTCCCAAGTTCGATGTCAGCGAAGTGCGTCCTGCAGGTGCAAGGCTCAAGACATTTGGTGGTAGGGCATCAGGTCCTCAACCGTTGATTGAGTTGTTTGAGTTTTGTATTAAGAAATTTAAGGGTGCAGCAGGACGTAAACTATATCCTATTGAATGTCATGATATCATGTGCAAGATTGGTGAGGTTGTAGTGGTAGGCGGTGTACGCCGATCAGCCCTTATCAGCCTGTCTAACCTCAACGATGATCAGATGCGACATGCCAAGTCAGGGCAGTGGTGGGATGAGCCTGGAATTAAACGTGAAGGTCAACGTGCATTGGCTAATAACTCTGTAGCTTACAAAGAAAAGCCAGAGATGGGTACGTTTATGCGTGAGTGGTTGTCACTATATGAATCACATTCAGGTGAGCGTGGTATCTTTAATCGACAAGCAGCAATCAAACAAGCCGCTAAGAACGGCAGACGTGAAACTGAACATGACTTTGGTTGTAACCCCTGCTCAGAGATTATCTTACGTCCATATCAGTTCTGTAATTTGTCAGAGGTTGTGGTACGAGAAAGCGACACAGTTGAAACATTACGTGAAAAGGTTAAGCTTGCTACCATCCTTGGTACATTCCAAGCTACACTAACCAACTTCAAATATCTGCGTAAGATTTGGCAGAAGAACACAGAAGAAGAACGGTTGCTTGGTGTGTCTTTGACAGGCATCATGGATAATAAACTAACATCTCAGATTGGTGGTACATTGGAAACAGTACTAGAATTACTGCGTGAAGAAGCAGTAGTGACTAACAAGGATATTGCAAAGAAGTTGGACATTCCACAGTCAACTGCTGTTACTTGTGTAAAGCCTAGTGGTACTGTATCACAGCTTACTGATGCTGCATCAGGCATTCACGCACGTCATAATGAATATTATATTCGTACTGTTCGTGGTGACAACAAAGATCCACTAACACAGTTCTTGATTGCTGAAGGTATCCCAGCGGAGCCTGATGTAAATAAACCAGAAAGCACAACAGTCTTTAGCTTCCCTATGAAGTCACCTAAAGGTGCGGTGACACGTACTCAAATGACCGCTATTGAACAGCTTGAACTGTGGCTTATCTATCAACGACATTGGTGCGAACATAAGCCTAGCGTAACAATTTCAGTTAAGGAATCGGAATGGATGACCGTGGGTGCTTGGGTGTATAAACATTTCGATGAGGTGTCAGGTATTAGTTTCCTTCCTTTTGATGATCATGTTTATGCACAAGCACCTTATCAGGACATTGATTCTGCTGCATACAAAGATTGGTCAGCTAAGATGCCAAAGAATGTTAACTGGTCTAAGCTAAGTGACTTTGAAAAGGAAGACACTACATCAGGTGGACGTGAGTTGGCTTGTACTGCAGGTGTCTGTGAGGTAGTTGACTTGAATGCGGCATAAAAAAAAGCTTGACATTGTAATTCAAATGTCATATAATATACCTTTACAACCGAAGGTGTGTTATGTTTAGCAATAAGAAGCCAGTTATATACGTAGGATATGATGATCGTGAGTACCAATCATATGAGGTTCTTAGAGAATCTATCCTACGTTATACAGATAAGTATGATATTATTCCTCTTGTACAAACCTCACTAAGACGTGCTGGCCTATACCGCCGTACAGTAAGACTTGATATTGCAAGCGGTGAGAAGGTTGCAAGAGTAGATGAATTTGATTGTCGTCCTTTTAGTACAGACTTTACCTTTACAAGGTTCTTAATACCTGCCATGAATCAGTATAGTGGGTGGGCTTTGTTTATGGATTCAGATATGTTTGTTCGGACTAACATCGAAGAGTTCTTTGATGAGTATACAAAGAACCATCAATATGCTATTCAGTGTGTACACCATAACTATAATCCGACAGCAACTGTAAAGATGGATAATCAAGTTCAACAGAACTATAACAGGAAGAACTGGTCTAGCTTTGTTCTTTGGAATTGTTCTCATAAGTCTAATCTTAATCTTACTGTTGATGATGCCAACTTAAAACCAGGTAGCTGGCTTCATGGCTTTGGTTGGTTACAAGACGATGAGATTGGTGCCATCAGTGAAGAATGGAAC